CTTCTAGACGATCGTCTCTACTTTGCAGTGTCTTCCTATGAAATGGAACGAACAGACTTTAATGCACAGTCAATCACTGTGAATCAAGCTGTGAAGACAGAAGGTACTGAGTTTGAACTACGATGGGTAGTAACGGACAAGTTCTTGATGACTCTAGGTTATAGCAACATGGAAGCACTAATGCTAGCAACCCTTGCGAATGGGAATGAATTCTCGTTTCTAGGACAAGCGGATTTGCCTTTGATTGACCCAACTCTATTATGGGGTGGTCAAGTTGGTGGTTTGATTGATGTTGCACCTTCGAAGGGCGTTCGAGCTGGTATGCCCGAAACCATTATGTCAGTAACAGGTACCTATGACTTTGGTGATGGCTTCGCCGTCAGTGGTAGTGTAGTTGATGTAGCCTCAGTTGCATCCGGCCAATCCTTTGCAGTTACTCTACCCGCGTACACACTAGTCAATCTTAGCATGAGTTACGATGCTGAAGACTGGTCTATCATTGTTGCGGCGAAGAACGTTACAGATGAGCGGTACTTCAGAGCAAACTTCCCAGACCTGTTTGGCACTACGGTTGTTCTTCCTGAACTACCTCGTCACTATCAGGCAAAGGTGTCCTATCGTTTTTAAGACTAGGGGCTTCGGCCCCTTTTTTAATTCTTAAAGAAATCTTTATAAAATCTTAACAAAACTATGTTATAATATTCCGGTGAAAAAGTTCACAAAGCCTCTGGAGAGATATAACATGAAAAAGAATTGGAAAGAAACACTTGTGGCCCTCGTATTTATAGGCTCAGTATTTATGTTTTTAAGTTTAGACATTAAAGCTGCGCCTTACGTTGAGTACAAGAATGAGTACGAGCTGAATAAAGAAAAGACTACTAATCACTTACGTCTCGGGTATAAGGCAAAGAATAATTTTTATTTTGAAATTGGGGCCATGACGAAGGGTCATAGTTATGAAGCCGGATATAAGTTCAAATTTGATGATGTAACCCTTAAAGGAAAACTAGAGACTAAAGACACTGGCTCTGCCAAGACTAAGATTGAGACTGAAGTTCGCTATACCTTCTGAAAAATAATTCTTGACTTTTTCCTCCCATTAGAGTAGAATTATTCCATGAAACTCGTTAAATTAGCCCCTGAAAATCTAGAACTAGCAAATGCCTACCTTTCTTCAGGGAACGCCCTAACAGCTGCAGCCCATATGGGTATTAGTCCTGATAAAGTATACGAGGTGTTAGAGAAGAGTGAAGTAAAGGACTATATTAACTCGGTCTACCTTGACCAAGGATATCGTAATCGTTTTAGACTTGCAGAGCTGCTCGACGAAGTAATTGAAAACAAACTCGTAGAAGCTCGTGATTCTGATACCTATTCTAGTAAAGACCTTGTTGATATAATCGCACTAGCACATAAGATGAGCGAAGACCACAGAAAAACTTCTGAGACTACGAACATTCGACAGCAGAACGTGCAGATCAATTCTCCATTCGGTGAAGGTAATTACGGAAAGCTAATGGAGAAACTACTTGGAACCTCTACAACAACAGAATGATCTTATCTCAGACTTTCGTACACACGAAGCAGTCTGTGAGGAACGATGGAAGACTATATTTAATGAAGTACAGAAAGCTTCAGAGAATAGTCGTCTTAGAAACAAAGAGATGCACGAATCTATTAATCGACTTAACAGGTTAGTCTGGATAGTCGGCGGAGCTATGATCCTGTTTTTAGCAGGATTAGTGGCGAAGGGAAATGTATTATGATATATAAAAAAGGTGCAGTTTGGAAGGTTCGCGGAAACCCAACTCGTTTTGATACAAAAGAAGAAGCTGAAGCTTCTCTGGCAGCATGTAGCTGCGAAGACTGTAATTGTGATCCTTGTGAGTGCGCGGCAGAGGAAGTGCAAGATGTTTTAGAGTTATCCCCACTAGAGAGAATGAGATCTACATGGAAGTCAGCAGACGAGACATAGTCCTAGACAAAATACTACCGGGTAAGTTTTTAAAAGTACCTATTGAACAATACTTGGAGTTGCTAGGAATAGAAGCAATTCCCTCACAGGTGGCCTTGATAAATGCAATTAATTCCGATAAGTATCGCTTTATTGTTGGCGCTCTTAGTCGTCGTCAAGGGAAGACATATATCGGCAATATTATTGCCCAATGCGTCGCCCTCGTTCCAGGATGCCATGTACTTATTGTCAGTCCTAATTACAATCTTTCTAATATCTCCTTCGATCTACAGCGTAATCTTATTAAGCATTTCGACCTAGAGGTATCGAGGGATAACGCGAAAGATCGTGTAATTGAATTAACAAACGGGTCTACTGTTAGACTAGGCTCTGTAAACCAGATTGATTCTGTAGTAGGGAGGAGTTATGACTTTGTTCTCTTTGATGAGGCCGCACTGGCAGATGGAGAGACAGCGTTTAATGTTGCTATCAGGCCCACGCTCGATAAGCCAGGATCTAAAGCTCTGTTCATTAGTACTCCTCGTGGAAGGAACAATTGGTTTAGCCGTTTTTACAATAGAGGCTTTACTGACGATTTCGAAGAGTGGGTTAGTATAAAGGCCACGTATCACGATAACCCTAGAGCTTCGGAGTCGGATATTGCGGAAGCACGACGTTCTATGTCAACCGCCGAATTCTCTCAGGAGTACGAAGCAGATTTTAACATATTCGAAGGGCAGATTTGGACACTTAACTATGATGAATGTGTTCAAGACTTATCAGAAATGGATTTTACAGGTTGCGATATTATCTCGGGGCTTGATGTAGGTTTTAAAGATCCCACAGCTTTTTGTTGTCTCGCGTATGATGGAGACAAATATTATTTAATGGAAGAGTACTATGCTGCGGAAAGAACAACTGAAGAACATGCTGGTTTCCTTGGGGAAATTATTGAAAGAAGAGAGGTCGACTATTGTTTTATCGACGCAGCAGCAGCCCAGACAAGATTCGATCTTGCACAGCAGTATGATATTTCTACTATCAACGCCAAGAAATCGGTGGTTGACGGGATCGGCCATGTTGCTAGCCTTATTGATAACGATCGACTTATCGTAGACCAACGCTGTACGGAAGTCTTGCGAGCACTAGATCAATATCGCTGGGACACAAACCCTAACTTGTTAAGAGAGAAACCAATTCATGATTCTGCTTCTCACATGGCAGACGCTTTAAGATACGCACTCTACAGTTTTGAAGAGAACGCGCCGACATTCTAAAGGCAAGAAAAAAATACTTCTTGACTTTCATCTAACCTGAAAGTATAATGATTAAAAATAAATGGTAGAATTAAAAAGAGACCCGGTAAAATACATAAGAGATAGGGCTAAGTCAAAGTACGAGAAAGGTTCTGAGTGTCGAATATGTCTTGCTAGTATTAAGCTAGACTTTCACCATTTCCATACTCTAGCCCCTCTACTGCGTAAGTGGTTGGCGGAAAAGCAAAAGCTTCGTCCGGAACACTACACAGACGAGTATATTACAATATGGCGAGACGAGTTTATAGACGATAACTGGACTGAGCTGTATGATGAAACAGTTACTTTATGCCATGATCACCATTTAAAACTACATTCAATTTACGGTAGAAACCCTCCGCTTCATACTTCCGAGAAACAGAAGCGCTGGGTAGAGATACAACGAGAAAAATATGGCTTGGTATGATTTCTGGAAACAGGAGAAACTAAATCCCGCGCAAGAAGAGATTGTAGTAAGTCTTGAAGGCTCTGGCCCTATTTCTTCCCGTGAGATTATTACTAATTATACAGCTTACTATGAGTACCTAGAAGTTGTGAATCGTGCCGTAAACATGATCGTAGACGACACAGCAGAAATCCCGTTACGAGTAGGTGAGCCGATTCAAGGACTGAATTCGGTTGTTAAAGGTGTAAGACGTTCTCGCGTTAAGCTGTTGCTAAACAATGAGCCGAATCCTTTTCAAGACATTTCTACTTTTAAGCGAAACCTCATAATCGATTATATACTAGATGGAAATATTTTCATCTACTTTGACGGGGTATCACTGTACCATTTACCAGCATCCTATATGGATATAGTACCCGACACTAAAACCTACATTAATAAGTTCACCTTCCAAAAGGATGTTGACTACACTACTGCAGAAATCATTCACATCAAAGAAAACAGTTTTCACAGTATCTATAGAGGCACTAGTAGACTTCGAGCCGCTCAGCGTATTATGTCTCAGCTTACTAAGATGCGCCAATTCCAGGATAACTTCTTCTCTAACGGAGCAGTCCCTGGTCTTGTAATCAAATCACCTTCAGTTATTAGCGAAAAAAATAAAGAGCGAATGATTCAATCTTGGGTCACGCGGTATAGACCAGACGGAGGCGGTAGACGCCCATTGGTGCTGGACGGCGGAATGGAACTAGACTCTATTTCCAATGTTAATTTTCGTGAGCTAGACTTTGAAGCGTCAATCGAATCCTCAGAAAAAGAGATCCTTAAAGTTCTCGGTGTACCTCCCATCTTATTAGACTCTGGTAATAACGCTAATCTTAGACCTAACCACAGGCTATATTACTTAGAGACAGTTCTTCCCATCGCGGAGAAAATCAATAAAGCACTAGAACGTTTCTTTGGTTATGAACTTAGCCCCGATATTAGTAATATCCCTGCTCTACAGCCAGAACTTAGAGACTCGGCAGCCTATTATTCCACACTAGTGAACGCAGGCATTATCACACCAAACGAAGCCCGGGAAGCTTTAAATTACGATGAAGTATTTGGAGCTGGAGAAATTAGAGTTCCTGCTAATATCGCAGGCTCAGCAGCTAACCCCACAGAAGGTGGTAGACCCACAGAAGGAAATGATGAAGATGAATCTTAAAGAAAAAATGGAAGAACTAACAGAGTTCTTCATTAGACAAGGAAAAGTATTTTCAAAAAGAGACTGGACTACTTCTGGGCACCAGGCTCTCTACAAAGAATTAATAGGCCCTAG